GATGTTGTGTTTGATTCCCAATATTGGTACGCCAATTCTACAGTAAATTCTTCAATTGTATCTGTTGACTCATTGCTTACGTCAATAGCTGAAATATTTACTGGGTATGCACCGCGAATTGTGTATAGTTTCTTAGTTGTTCCATCTTTATCGAGTTGTTCGATAGCCATATCTGTTTGATAATCCACAGGATTTACCAAACCAGTATTGCTTACGTGCTCGTTAATACCATTCTGCCAACGCTCAAAAGCATCGCGAATTTCAAAACCTGTATCGTTAATAATAGTAACGGTCCAGTTTTCGTATATACGATCACCAGCAATTTTCAACTGACGACCACGATAAGGAACATCTATTTGTCCAATAACACTTGCCGGTAATTGAGCAGCTTTACACATGAATTGTGCTAGTTCTGTATCACCTGCCGCGTATGCTGGAAAAGTAAGAGTAGCTTTAAATAAGTTAGCTCTTGCTCCTCCTCCTATTAATTTTGCTTTAAAATCATCTACTGTTGCCATATCTTTATCTTTCTATTAGTTACCTGTTCCAACAATTTCTGAGAATTCAATTCCAGTTCTTGTTGCTACAAAGTTAAGGGTTATAAAGTTAATTGAACGAGCAGGCTTAATATAAATGTCTGCAACAAAACGATTAGTATCAATTATGTCTCCAGTATTATTTGTTTCGTCACAAACAACTATGAAGTCTGTAATACCACGTCTTCCTTTAACATCTCTTAAGAAAGGTTCAACCATATTTCTGAACATTGCACGTGTAAACTCATCATTCAATTCGAATAATTGGAACTTAGCTGCTGTTGCAATCGCTTTTTCAACTGTAACAAACAATCTACGTACGTTAATTCTATCGAATGCAGAAGGTTTACTTTGAGCTGTTTTATCACCGAAAAGTAATATTCCTTGACCAGGTTGTGCAATAATTGGATTGACACCTGCTTTATAAAGAGTATCACGATCAGTCTTATTAGGATTGTATTTAAGTTTTGTTACTCCTAAAAGATTACCACGATTATAACCTGCAGGTGAGAACCATGCATCATTCGTACTATCTGTTCTAGCGCAAAGTCCTGCTACATGTCCAGAAGCATTAATGTATACAAAATCATCACGATATTTGTTATAGACATAAACTGCTGAACTATCTAATACTACATAAGAACTACTATAAGATGAATGGTCTGATGTAACATCACTTGCACTATCAGAATCACGATCAGCGGAAATAAATCCTACACAGTCTTTACGTGCTGTACCAGCAACACGGATGATTTCTAATCCAATTGTATTTTCACTATTAAACTGTTCTGCGAAAAGTAAATTGATATCAAGCTTTTCTGGATCGTCGAATTGACCAAGGGCTGTTACGACATGATCAGCAGCGTGAGCTACGCCAGATGCGCCATCAGTTCCATTTACTAATGAGAAGTCAAATAGATCTGCATTATCTAAATCGTCAGCAGCAGCTTTTACTGTTAGTGTAATACTATCAGTATTATTAGCAGCTCCTAATGCTTGACCTTTAATTTGAATAACGTCACCTGCAGCGTATTGGAAACCACCATCAACTACTGTTACAGTGATATCAGATGCTGATCGAGAACCAGCTGATCCAGCTACCGTGATTGTAAACTTCGCACCAGAACCATTATTGCTTGCTGGTGAATTAAATATGTTTGAGTCATCTTGATTATCGACAACTGTATAAGTTCCATTTACAATATTATTAGCAGTTTCCGAAATTGCAATTGTTAATGCGTCTGTATCTGCTTCTGCGCCTGTAGCTATTCGAGATGCAGTAGCTAAGTTACTAGAAAATAATTTTCCTGTAGTAGAAACTTCACCTGGTAATGCTTTATCTGCGCCATCAACTGTTGACCTAAAGTATTCTTTAAAAACTGATTCAACTATAAAGATGTATTCAGAATCGCGATTAATTACTGTTTTGTAATAATTACTTCCACCATCTTTAGTAGCATCTGAATATAATGAAAGGCCTTCAAAAATTTCAAGTACTGTATTTTTTGTTCCTGTGATTAAACCATCTTCGTCAATTACAGCAACATGAATTTCGTCGTGTGTTGTACCTGATACATTCGCTGTGGCAAATGCAGTAGTAGATGCAGCAGATGACACATTAGAATTTAATGCATCTAACGAAAATTGACCAGCTGATCTGCCTGATGGTGTAATTTGAGCATTAGCAATAAATACTTTCAAACTATTACCCAGTCTTCCTGGACAACGAGCTTGAATGACTGCTGCGTTGATAGCAGATGATGGTGAGTTACCATCACTGATAGAAAAAGCAATTCCATCGAATGTGTCTTTATTACCAATGTATGAACTATGAACGTCAGTTGTTGTACCATGTGCTGAACCCACCGCATTACGAGCGGTTGTGTCAATAGCACGTGAAACTACAAGTGCGTTCCCGTATTTTAAGAAGCTGGCTGCCTGAAGAAAAGGAATGTAGTTGTCGTAAACAGCACCGGAATCTGTACCAGTTGGAACGCCATAAACGTCAGCTAATTCTTTTTCAGAAGAAACAGTACGTGTTTCTCCTACAGGGCCCCAGCTGAAGTGTCCTGCAAAAGCACCGATCGATGTCGATACTGCAGGAATCACATTGGTCAAATCTACTTCTTTGACCTGTACTCCGGGTGATACCTGAAATCCCATATTAGTTGTTTCCTTTCAAAATAAATGTTAATGTTAAGATGTTTAGCATAGCAAGGTTTTATCAATAATACTATTTATAACAATTAAAGTTTAGACCATTCGTCAATATCGTTACGCATTTTTTCATAAGGATTATCTGCGTCTAAACCATTCGATATAATACCAAATGGTGGAACATCATCTTCTATTTGTTGCATTTTTTCTTTAAACAACATATCTTTTAAATCAACAGTTGATATATCACCAAATGCTTCTGAAGAAACGAACCAAGCAAATAAAACTAAATTCATTACCATATCATCATGGTTGCCTGAACTTGCTTCGTACGAATTACCTTTAACTTCAAAGGTTGCTAATTCTAAAATTGTTTTTTCATCAATAACCGTAAGCTTACCAAGCTCAATTAAATCCTTTAAATTAGAACATCCAATACGTTTAATTCGTTTAGTCATCATTACGCCTATACCATTTTTGCGAACTGTTGATTCAACAAATGTATTTTCGTATTCATGCTCATAATAAACATCTTGACAAACAGCCATACCAGCGTCGTTATTTTCAATAATAACTAATGCTTCATTATATTCTTTTGCAACACGTACAATGATTTCAGGAAATAGCATAGGTGATATCATATTATCTCTAAAGGTTGCGACCTGTCTAAAATTACCAAATGTAGCATCAATAACAGTAAAGGTTGAATAATCTTGACCGCGACCTTTTGAAACATCAACTGTCATAATGTATTGATGGTCTATTTCCGGATCTTCGAAATAGTTAACACCTCTATGATTCCTTGCAGGATTTTGCATTTGCAATCCTAAAAGTATATTTGAAGAAATTAAAGTATTAGAAGTACCTATAAAATTATTACCAAATTCTTGTTCAAACTGCAATTCCGACGTATTAGCAATTGTCATTGCTTTCCAAGCTTCATCTCGACCTGGAACATCCCACCAATCTACACGAAAAGGAACAAACTCATTTGATTTTTTCATTGCACCTTCCCAAAGACCACAGAATAAATTACCTATTCCATTTGCGGTCGATGTAATAATTACTTTAGTATCTTTACCAGCAGAAACAACGGGATACGTTGAAGTATAAAATTCACTTGCATTTTCAACAAAAGCAAACTCGTCAAGGAAAAGTAAGTTAACAGAAAGACCACGAATAGAACTTGTAGATGTAGCAGCTGCTACTATTTTTGAATTATTTGAAAATTCTATTGAACCCTTATTTAAAGCTTTACAGCCTGGCTGTAAAAAGAATGGCAAATTTTCAAGTGCTAATGTAATACGACTTAACATCTCTCTAGCAGTTGAACCTTTATTAGCAAGAATTGCAACTGTTTTTTCAGCGTTAAAAATTACATACCACAAAATGTAAATAACAGAAGAAATAGATTTACCTGATTGACGACAAGCTAAAACAATATTAAATCTATTTTCGTTAAAATGCGAAAACATTCTTTTTTGATATTCATAAGGCTTAAATGGTATCAAACCTTCATCCAACGAAATGACTTTTACATATTTTTCTGCAAAGTAAATAGGGTCTTTCATGCACTTCATGTATTCTTCAACTTCTTGTTCTGTGAAGCCTTGTTGAAGTCCATCTTTTTTGACCAGGTGATTACCCATATATCCCCCAGAGCCGGTAATCAGATTCTGAGACATCTATCGTTTTTTCTTGGTTACCTTTTAAATATTTTTGCAATTCTGTAGTTGAACCAACGAAAATAGCATTATTAGTAGTTGTACTTGTAGCAGGATTATTTTTATCCTGTGTAATTTCTTTTCGTGTTTTTTGTAGCTTAACAAGATCTTGTGACATTTGACTCGCGTCTTTTATCATATTAGATAAAACTTCAAAAGCACGAGGATGCTCAGATTCAGCAGCAAGAGCCATCATCGTATTAATCGCTTCACACGATTGACCGATGAG